TCACCGGAACAATTTTGCTTGCGCTTTGTTTATGCTTCCAACGTATGATGCAATGCCTTTACGCTCATAGGGATTTTTGCTGGAAATGAATGCCTGTAAAAACTCAACGATTCTTTTCGATGTTACACGTAGAGAGTTTTGGCTAAGTTCGAGGTTAAAAACGTTAACCATCGAAGCAGGAGACTGAGTTTTATCCTCATTGACGGTATAACCAGACTTTCTTAAAGCTTCAAGAATCATATCAAAAGCATTCTTTAACTGATCAAGATCATCACTTGAGAGCAAAATATCATCCATGAAAATGCTCACCGATACATGGCCTGATTTGCTAATAGTATTGATGGTAGAACCACAGAATGATTGGTGAAAACACAAGCTGGCTAATATTGGTGACTGCGGATACCCGTACGGGATAACATGTTTTAATCCGTTGCCATTGAGGTTGTGCACAGTCGATAACTTAGCAATTTCTCTGGCCTTTACATATGGGATTAGTCGCCCAAGCTCCCTTGTTACACGGCTTTGGCTTGTCGCCCCAAAAAAAAAATTGGATATATCAATCAGGCTAAAGTATTTATTTCTAATATGGTGGTTAGCCGCAGCAACGTGACCACCTTCTCTAAGGTGATACATATAGAGCGGTGACTTCCATTTATTTTTGATATAGATGTGTATTTTTTGGCCTAACTGATGCGTTTTGGCATCAGGTATATAAACCCAGCGATTTTCTTTAACCTCAAATTTATGTAGCCAATGGCTAGTTGGTTTCATTCGTACACGTCAAGTAGTTAGGGACTATGTTAAAGAGGCTCAGCACCTTTTCAACGAAAGTCCACGACTCGTTGATAAAGGCCAAAACTACCGTGGTAGTTCCGAGCACTTTAACTAAGCCGAATTTATGTTGTTTAGCCATAAATCGTTCTCTCTATACAATCCTGACGATTCTTAGCGCAAGCGCATAGCCCAAACTAAAAACGCGACGCCCCCTTAGAAGCGTTAAGAAACCTTCGGCAACCCTCCGCGACGAGCGGCAGCGTGAAGCAGCTTGCAGCGTCGAGCGGCGACCATCGGCAAGTCGAATAACGACGAGTACAGAGAGGCCGGATATCCCGGCTAACGTCAGGAATGTTAAGATTACACGGTACGCGGGATGATAGAAACATCTTTAAACTACTGGCAACTGAAAATCATGAAAATGTCTACTTTTCGATTTTTTCAGTACCCCCCACTTGCACTTTTCTCTTGTAAAACCGCATCAGCTCTGGATTCTCGTTATTTTTTCTCGCCGACTGCATTTGCGTGTTTTACTCTCCCACTGCATCTAAATATAAAATAATACTATTTTTCAATCAATTGAAAAAAACATCCGATCCTTGAAAGATCCTTTTCACTGAAAAATACTGAAATTTCTTTCATTCTTTTCAGTTCTGGTTTCTGCGAAGCTGCCAGCCATGGCGTGGTCTGGCGCTCTGGTTTGCATAAAAATAAAACTGAAAAAATTTTATCGTTCCAGAAACCGCAGGCGGGTGCGGTGTAGTGCCGTTTTTGTCTGTGAAGTATTTCTTTTGTCAGCATGTAGAGCCGTCAGTACCTCGCTGTGCATTTGATCTTATTGAGGTGCCTCGAGTGGTATCTGAGCATTGCAATGCGTACAGTGTGCGTTCTGTGCCGTCTGTTAACAGGCACAAAAAAACCCGCGTTATGCGGGTTAGCGGAATACTCTATTTATATCAACCGATATGAAGCTATGGTTATCGGCAGGCTTTCTGACCAACATAGTATGCAATTGAACGGTCAATTATTGGTGCCATATTAGGATCTGCTGCTGAGTTATTCATTTGCTCGATTGTGTCACCACTTCCGAGATACTTCACTGTCGAGGCTTTACAGTCGTACAAACGCTTCGAATATGACACTCCGGATGGTCCCTCTCTCTTAGTTGTTATAGTGGCCATGTCGCCGCTACGTGTCTTATCTAAGACCATGTAACTAGCTTTCGAATCTGTTGGCACAGAAAAAACTTCAGCGGCTAACACATTGAATGAAACTGCTGCGCCTACAGCTAATACGATGAAACGCTTCATATCCCTTTTCCTATCCTTTGAGCCAGTAATAATCCTATCGCAACAATCCTAACAAGGAACTGAGGAAACGACAAAGCCCGCATTATGCGCGGGCTGATGGGATGGTCAGGCGATTATTTTCTGGTACTTACTCCGGGTCTGTCCTGCCTTCTCTGCCGTCTGAGTAAATGCTCCGGCATTGGTTGGCGTACCAACACTGGGGTGTGAATGGCTCGCACATTGCTGCGCCAGTTCGGCCAGTAAATCAATGGTGTCCAGCATCATGGTCAGCGTGTTGACGCTCTCACTGCCAATATGGACGGTTGGTCCCATAATCTGCTGACCGCCCGAGGCCACAGATTTGCGTAATGCAGCAATCTTTTCAGTCAGGGTTCCCCCCACATCAACATCCACGGCACCGGCCACTTTCGTGGATTGCTTGCCGGTAATATCGGTTTCGTCATTTCCTTCAATGCTGGCCAGCCTGTTGCCTTTCACGGCCTGGCTATAATCACCGGCACTGACCTGCTGAATGGCTCCGGCCATCAGGGTGGAGGTACCCAGAACCGTGGTCTTATCCGTGGCTTTAACCGTTGTTTCACGGCTGACCAGCTCGCGCTGTTCCGTATCGGCTTTGACCGTCCGCGCCATCGATGTTTCGCTGATGGTCTGATCGGTCTGCCTCACCCAGTCGCCAGCCTGGGTAACACGTTGCGACACTTCCGCCCGCTGCTGTTGCAGCTGCTCGCCGGGTTTAACATCCGGCAGACTGGTACCATCCGGCAGTGTCTGCCTGATAAACGGTTTATCCGGGCGTCCACCGGTAAACGCAACTTCAACCAGCGTCCCTTCAGGCGGGAACTGGAACATACCCGAATCATTACCAGCCATAGGTACCGGCAGCGGCACCGCAGAATAAACCGGCGTCTGGTTATCCGGGTTGCCATCTGCATCAAGCAACTGCACATCAACGGCATAGCGCGGCCGGAACGGATCGGAAAAATTACCACTTTTCACGGCCTCGCTGGGTGCCACCACTCTGGCCAGTTTTGGCAGATGCAGCCCGGAAGCCAGTTCCGGGTAATGGCTTTCAATCTGGCGCTGTGCCGGTGTTTTCTGTAATGGCTGACCTGTTGCGCGGTTTCTGGGTGTCCAGGTGACGGCCATTGTGTCATTGGTCAGATGAACTTTGGTCACGCGCTCCCCGTTCAGCTCGACACCCGGCCGCAGACTCTGGATCACTGGCAACGTCATGGAATTACCGCCAGCAGCCCCCTGACTAAACTCTGCCGAGATATCGACCGGACGACCAGCAAACATCGCTTTTTCCGCGCCACCCACATACAGAGAACCATCCGGCAGCTGGTACCAGATGTAATCCGGTATACTGAACGCCCTGCCCAGATTATTCAGCAGCTGATAACCTGTGCCGTTATGGGTGAAATGGGGGATCGGTTTATCGCTGTAAGGGGCATCCGGCACACTGACAGCAATTCCGCTGTTTTCCTCCAGCCAACTGGCGACCTTGCGCAAAGTGGGGTGCTGAAATGAACATGGCCACATCCTTTCAAATACGCCGACCAGCTCGCGCACAAACAGACGCTGAAAACCGTTTTCGGCAGGTTGTGCGCGTTCCACATAACCAGTAAACCAGCGCAACAGCAGATCGGAATACCCCACATCCAGACGCACCAGTTTCCCGGTGTAATCCGTAGTTGTCTGTGCAGTGATAAATCCCCGGCCGCAGCTGTTCAGCTCCAGCACCAGGCTGGCATCAGCCAGGTGAACTTCATCCGTTGAAAGGTACAGGCGTTTAACTGGTTTCATCATTAACCCAAAGCATCATTGACGGGTTTCAGCACCCGTTTTTCAAACCACGTCAGTTTTTCTTCATTTTCCCCGGCACTCTGGCCGCCAGATTGTCCCGCATTACCGGCCGTCTGTTTTTTGGCAGACGTTTTGCCTGTTGCCCTGGCTTCCCGCTTTTCCTGCACGCTGATATGTTCTGACAGGGTGAACGTAACCAGCCAGGCCATTTTCCCGTCCTGCTGCGGGGCATCAAGCATCCCGCTGAATGTCGCCTCACGAAAATTCACTGCTCTGGCCACTTCATGCGCCACGCGGTATTTCTGGCGGTTGCCTCCGGCATCCGTGGCGCTGGCCAGTTCAAAAATACGCTTCAGGATCTCCGGGCTTTTAAACGGAATTTCGCCACTGATACGTAGCTCTTTCCCTTTTGCCCCCTGTTCTGATTTGGTTGTGGCGCTTGTCTGGCCGGACTGGTCTTTATCCTGAAACTGCTGCGATACGGTCACGCGCATGTTTTTCAGCTGGATAGCCTCACCATTAAGCGCCAGCGTTGGGATCGAAGTCATGAATCATTCCCTTTATTCCATCCAGATTGTCACCGACCAGCATCACCGCCGCGGTATAGACAGCAGACGGTTGCGGGATATCCTTTACCAGTTCCAGTAGCGTGGTGGCCGTATCGCCGGTGCTGGTAAACACCCATGCTCTGGCACTTTTCCCCTGCAAATCATTCAGCCCGCTGGCCACATCACTGATCAGGCTGTCGCGCAGCTGCGCGAACTCACCCATTTGTTGCTTTAATCCGTCCAGGCTGAATCCCGCACTGGCCGCTTTTTGCGCCTGGCTGACAGCCGCCGCAGACAATGCCGCTCTGCTGGTTGGCACAGACAGCGGAATAGCCACCGGCAACCCCGCCCCGGCTTTAGCGGGGATTTGCATTTTTTCGATGGCCAGCGCCGCAGCGGATTGTGCCAGGCGTTTTACCTGAGTGAATGTCGGTGCAGGGAAAACATCGACCAGACCGTTGAGACGGGTCATAAAATTCTCATGCGTCTGGCCTGTCACCATCATGATCATCACATCGGCATTCCCGCCCGTTCCGGCCAACCTTTCAGCAAGATAGCGGACGGCGTTTACCGGGCTGAGATATGCCCCGTTATCCGTCTGCTGCCCCAGACCGTTTATCCACGGATGCGCCGGAACAACGGAACAATTCAGCGCGGCCAGTGAGTCAGTAAAAGCCAGACGCGCTTCACGCCACATCAGGCACCTCCGGCCAGTTAATATCTGGCGCTGTGCTCAGATCCAGACGGCGCAAAGCAGTGCGGTAAGCGCGTAGTGTTGCCAGTTCTGTTTCCTCATAGGATGAAATATCACCGTCTTTTTGCGCATCCTCCAGCCAGTCAATACGCGTTGTAACCTCCGCCATACGGTTGCCACGTTCCGCTTCAGCGTCAGCCAGGTAATTGCGGATTTGCTGTAATTTGCCGTCTTTATAAAACCAGTCATCACCCAGCGTGACGCGCAAATTAGCTTTTGTGGCCGGAAGCTCGACAACACTCAGATTGACCGGGAAAAGCGCATGAATATTTGTCGTGAACGTTCTTACACGACCATCATCGTCATATCCAATTTTCAGCGTTTTTGATTCATCAAATAATTCAATAACGTCATACCAGTCATTACCTTTATCATCCTGCAAAAACATAACATTCTGACCATCAATAATTCTTGGCCTGTCAGTAGTGTCTGGTGTATATGGGGTGAATTTGCCAAAGCGTTGCATTTTTATTTACCTTTAATTAATCACATACCAGGTGTTATTCACCTGTTTCCGCATATAACGAATGATAAAATTACCAACGTTACTGCTACCACCAACCATATTAAAGTTGTACATGGCTGCGCCATCTGTCCCTCGTGGATACCCCCACCCATCACGAAATCCAACTTCAGCAGGTGCTGTCAGGTCAATATTTTGGACAAAGTTCTGCAACACCCAGCTTTGCGTTGCATAACCTTCAAAGCTAACGGGCTGCGGGTTGTTGGGTGAATAAACGCGAGTGTTACCTTCATAAACAGCACGACCTGACAAATTACCACTAACTGTCGTATTTCCATTGCGTCCTATGGTTAATGGATTTGATTCCCACGCACCTTTAATGTCATAAAAATGAATATCAAATCTGTCCTGATAATAACCATATCCGCAAGCCAGTACTCCGTTATCATCGCCGTTGTATATTAAGTGGTTAGCGCCATTTCTGGGTTGCGAGAACGAAAAGGAAAGTTGCCCCTTTAAATCACCACCTGTTATTGGTAGCGCCCCCACATCTGTAGAGGTTGGTTTATTTCCCGTGTGAAACACATAATTCCATTTATTCCATGTTCTGTTATCACCATTACGCGCACGAAACGCCAGTATTTCGCCTGTCGAGTAGTTAGCGAATAGCTGGATGCTATAACCACTACCAAGCCCGGAAACATCCAGGATAGTCCCTGTATTTCCACTCGGTGAGTTTTTGGCATCACCATAGACAAACGATACTGCGTTAACCGGAAGGTTATTAGCATCGTCTACCTGTCCTCCATTGATTGCGCGGATGCCACGAACAGCAATAGCGCTACCATTAACCAGCAATTTTCCGGCAGTAATATCATCCTGAGAAGTCTGGACCTCACTTCGCTGCACTGCTCCGGCTGCTTTGTTAACTGTTTCCTGCAAACCAATGTTTTGAATAAACAGAGGTTTATTCGGAACGTCTCCACCGTTACGCTCTTTTGCAAGACGCGCGTTGGCGTTATCCATCGCGATTTTAACCGCTTTCAATGTAGCAGCCAGTTCTTCGCTGGTGCTGTCCGTTGCACTGCTTAACTGGGTGAATCCCTTCTCGCTGGTCGTGGCATCAGGGTGATTACGCGATTGCTCATGCTTTTTCAGCGCATCACTGGCCTGTTGTTCGTTCAGCGTCCCTTTTGGCCGTAAATCCGTGATATTGCCATTCACATCAATGCTGGCCACGGCAAAAACATAATGCTGTACGCCGTTCTGCACGTAATCAGCCAGGTTTTCCGCCACGGTGATTTTGCTCTGAACATTCCAGACACTGGTCAGTGCTCCCGTCCAGCACACATCCAGCCAGACTTTGACCGGCTTTGTCGTCACGGTGATATTCTGATTTGCAGCCAGTGACGTACGCAATCCCGCCACATAGCCGGTACCTTTGGTCACAAAGAACTGATTACCCGTTTTACCGACCAGATAACCATCGCCAAAGAATGCCGCAGCGCCGTAAATATCCGCATTTTCCAGGCGCTGACGCTCATCCATCCCGGCCATACGCGCCGTGAAATCAATCTGCCAGGTCTCAGCCGGTGTAGTAATCCCGGTTTCGGTCTGTGCGCCGTTGTACTCCATCAAAAACGAACGGGTAAGCACGTTCCCCTGCTGCCCTTCCGCTGTTTTCAGCTTTTGCTGTAAGGGCGCATGAACAATCATGGCCAGGGTGCCGCTAGCCTTATTCAGCAGACCAATCCAGTTGAAACTGAAATCGCCCACGTCAGCGCCCAGAACGGCGGAATACACCACGCCATTTTCATTCACCACGCCAGTGCGGGTAACAGGCTGCCGGTGCACAATCTGCTCCACAGGCGGCATTGCTTCACTGCGATCAACGGGTGTGTCCGGGTTCAGCCCTGGTACATTCGCAAACACAAATTCATCCAGTAACACCGGCTCGCCGGTTGCACCCTGCTGCGCTTTCCAGTGCTCAAATGCCAGCGTGATAGCTGTCTGTGACATAAAAAACTCCTTACAAACCTGCGCTGAATGTCGCGCTTCGGGTTTCCGTCCCTGCTAACGTAGCCGGATAAACCACATATTCCCCCTGATCCCATCCGGCTCTGATGGCCATTTTTTCCGATGTGATCACCTCAAACTGATAGCGGCGGCATGTTCGCCCATACTGCCGGATTATCTGGATAAGCAGCTGCGTGTTGTCCGCTATCTGGCTGTCCGTCACACGCACCAGGATCACATCCCAATCAATACCTGGCTGGCGCTCCCGCAGCTCCACATACCCAATGCCCAGCCGTTCAAAGATGTTGATAAATCCCTCAACGGAACCGGCATCACGGGCATTTACAAAGGCATACGCCACACGCTTACGAAACAGGCTCAGTGGCTCACCATCAAAGCGGGTTATGTCCCGGTCATACGCCAGCAGGTTCAGTAATGCCGGTGTGCAGGTCAGCGGATCAAACTGGTTCAGTGGCCAGGTTATCCAGCCGTAAACCTCCGCCCAGAATCGCCGCGCTGTTTTCAGCAGCTTTTTCGGCTCCCCCAGATTCATCCAGGAAGGAAGCACCATCCCGGCCAGCTTTTTCATGAACTCATTCATTTTCAAGACTCACTACCAGTGACTTCAGGCGCGGCACATTCAACTCACTGGTAATGTCACCCAGTGAAAAGGACAGCGAATCCGCCAGCGCAAAGGTTTTGTGGATCTCCCGCCCCAGCTGAGAAAACGAGAACCGTGAATATGGCCACGTTTTTCTGACGTCAAAATCAGCGTTTTCACGAAAAGCACAGCGGATCATGTTTTCAATCCCGGCCTTCAGGCTGTTCCGTTCATCGTCTGTCAGGTTGGCCAGATTTCTGACATATACAGTAACGGCCAGATCGTGACGGGTTTCCGGCATGGCATAACACTGCATATCGTCGCCGTGGCCGTGGTGTCCCTGCGTGTTGATGTAATCATTCACCGCATTCACAAACGGCGCGGAAGCCACCCCGCTGTCCAGCAATAAATAGGCATTTGCGGTACCCGGTCCCCTTGGCGCTTCATGCTCAAAGAAAATCCGGTCAATACTCAGCCCAGCAACACCGGCAATCATTGAACGGTAAACCGCATCCGTGTGGTAATTGCCCACTAGGTTGAACTGGTTGCGGCAGCGTTCACGCAGTTCATCATCACTTTCTTCATCGGCACCCGGCACCGTCAGCCAGTTTTCTTCGCTGGCCACATGACTGATACCATCCACGGCCACAGGTAAAATGCGGTAATACCCTGGCGCAAGGTTATAGGCTCCCCCGGTTCCGGTGGCTTTCACCGGCAGCAATGCGCTGGCCGTGCCGGAAGGGATCACCATATCGCCCGTGGTCGCCAGTTCGTACACCCTGCCGTTGATGCGTTCTGTCTGGATAACCGTTCCGGCCTTCACCGTCACAACGGCTCTGGCATCTTCCTTAAAGAAGCGGATCACACCCTGTGCAGCGCTGGCGGGTTTCGCCGTCACGTTCACCGCCCAGGCCAGCAGACGCAACATGCTCCCGCTGGCCGTGGCCACAAACATATTGGCCAGCACCGTGGACACCAGAACCTCTTTCAGCCACATCACCGGTGCGGTGACAATGGCCGTGACTAACCGCCAGAACGGTGACATGCGGGATGTGTTAGTGATCATGCCCTCCTCAGCCGCAATCGCATTAAAGCGATCCCGCACTTCAGAGTCCGTCACCGGCATCCCGCTGGCCTTCACCACGTCTTCAAAATCAATCTGCGGTTTTTCCGTCATAAATCCACCTGCGCAGATATGCCGCCAAAATCATAGGTGCTGGCCGTTATCCATAATCGTTTCTGGCTTTCCTCACTGATTTCCACTGTTCCCGGAATAATCCGTTCATCATCTTCAATCAGTAATTCCATACGGGTAAAAATATCCGCCCGCATTGTTGGGCTGCGTTCGGCAATCAGTTCCGTTGCCAGCCCGCTTTCAATAATGGAATGAATAATGTCCTGTCCGATACTTTTACGGTTATTACACAGTTCAGGTTCATATCCGGTATTCAGAACAAAATCACCGGCCTGAATAAGCAAATCAATATAAAGGCTCTCACTCATGCGCCCAGCTCCTGAAATTCCATTAACTGACCGGGTGTAATCATTTCTTTCGGATAAATGTTTACCGTGTCAATTTTCCGACTATTGTCGGTTACGGACTTAGCATTACTGTTAATCGTTTTGGTAATTCCGCCTTTCTCAATGCCTTTTAATTCGCCTCCGGTTAAAAGCCTGTCTGGGGTGAAGCTATTTTGCGTCACCGCAGGAAGTGCGCCTTCAGCTTTCGCGGATTGTTTTAACTCTGGTACCGGATACACCGCTGTTTCATTTTTAGCGATACCTGCTGAAGCCGCGCCCGCCAGTTCAATATCAACACCCGGAATATTATTTAATTTACTTACAATCCAGTTCCA